GAGCAATAAGAGACTACATAAATTATAAGATTGATAATCACACCTCTAACGAAGATCACGATTAATTTTAAGTCAGCATTTCACTTGCTGAATATTTAATCTTCAGGAGAGTGTGATGGCAGAGCTAAGTTTTAAAAGTGTCGGAATCAAGAATACCAATCCAACACTAAGAAGGACTATTGATACCCACCCTATTGGAATAAAAACTCCCCTCCAGCTGGGCAGAGAGAGATCTGGATTATTTGATATGCACTTTTCTATCGCGGATCAGATTCATGACAATCTTAGAAATCTTATTTTAACAAACTATGGTGAGCGCCTTGGGAATTATGACTATGGCGCTAATTTAAGAGAGCTTACAACAGAGCTGTCATCAAAGGAAGATTTTGATGCTGAGGCTATGCTAAGAATAAAAGGCGCAGTTAAATCTCACCTACCGTTTGTTGAATTAGAGACGTTTGTATCAAAGTTCGATAGAAAGGTGCTCAACTCAGGTGTTGAATCTGTTGCGAAGATACAGCTCATGGTAAAATATAGCATACCAAAACTTAGGATAACAGATCGAGCAATTAGTGTATTTTTATATGTAATAGGATAGTAGTTATATGGCTTCAAAAATTAAAAGTGTTAGACCGAGATCATATCTTAATAGAGATTTTGATTCTTTTAGGGCAGAGCTTGTAGAGTATGCAAGAACATACTTTAGTGATAAAATAACAGATTTTTCTGAAAATGGAATGGGAGGTCTTTTTGTAGAGATGGCTGCGTATGTCGGTGACGTCATGTCTTATTATTTAGATCATCAATTTAATGAGCTAGATATCCAAACAGCTGTTGAGCCAGGAAATATCGAGAGGCTTGTTAGAATGTCTGGAGTAAAGATACAGGGTGCAGCTCCTGCAACAGCTAGTGTAGACTTTTATATAGAGGTTGATTCTACTCTTAAGAATACTAGCTACATTCCAGATGTAACAAAGATGCCAATAATAAAGATGGGAACACTNGTTTCATCAAAAAATGGAGTTAAATTTGAATTACTTGAGGATTTAAATTTTGCAAAAACAGACTCACAGGGCAATGTTATTGCCAGCTATGAGACAAGAACATCAGACACTAGTGGAAATCCTTCTACATTTTCTGTAAAATTAACAGGTGTGTGTCAGTCTGGAATAACTTCCGCCGAGTCATTTATTGTTCCAGACACAGTCCAACCATTCAGGACAATAACTTTGGGATCACCTAATGTCGTAGAAATAATACACGTATCAGATTCAGATGGCAATACATACTACCAGGTAGATGCCCTCACACAAGACGTCGTTTATAAAAGAGTGGTCAATATAGATGAAGATAGTGATCTTGTTCCTGAGAATATTGAATTGATACCAGCACCTTATAGATTCATATCCACCACTAGCAGACAGACGGGTATGACAACTTTAAGATTTGGCGGAGGAAGTGCTGATACGTTTGATAATGATATAATTCCTGATCCAAGCGAGGTTTCTCTTCCGCTATACGGAAGTAAAATGACATTTTCAAGATTTACAATCGACCCAAATTCACTATTAGAAACTAGAACGCTTGGAATATCTCCTAGAAATACAACAATAGCGGTTAGATATAGGGCTGGTGGCGGAATTTCTCATAATGTTTCTGCAAATCAGATAGCTACTGTTTCAACACTTTTAACAGAGTTTTCATCAACAACATCAGCTTCAATTGTAACATCTATTCGTGCATCTGTCGAGATAGACAACCCCCTTCCCGCATCTGGGGGTGAGGCCGCAATGACATTAAATGAATTAAGGGCAACAGCTCTAGCATTTAGAAATTCACAGTCTAGAATAGTAACCAAGGAAGACTTAGTTGCAAGAATATATACTATGCCATCTAATTTTGGAAGAGTTTTTAGAATTGGAATAAGAACTAATCCCAATAATCCCCTTTCAACAGAGTTAGCAATATTAAGTAGAAGCTCTGATGGAAAGCTTATAATATCTCCAGACTCTCTCAAGGAAAATTTGCGATTATATGTAAATCAATTTAGATTAATATCTGATGCAATAGACATAATTGATGCCCAGGTATTCAATGTAAAAATAGAGTACGGTGTCGTTGTAGATACAGTTGCTAATAAGAATTTAACAATTCAGAATATTAATTCATCATTAAAAGAGTATATGGCAATTGAAAATTTTCAAATCGATCAGCCCATAATGACATCAGACCTTGTTAATCTCATAATTAATACTGATGGAGTTTTATCTTTGGTAGATTTTTCAGTATTAAATATTGTCGGAGACATGGATGGAAGAACATATAATACTAATTCATTTTCAATAGCCTCAAATACAGATAGAGGAATGATATACGCTCCTGCTGGTGGAATTTTTGAGGTAAAGTACCCAGATGATGATATTATTGGAAGCGCGAGGTGAGTAGCCATGTATAGGATTTTAACCGCCAGCAAGGATTCATATGTCACTAATAAAATTATTGATAATAGTTTCAGAGCGACTGATGCAAATGTTGGAAAGGCTGCCACTCTAGATCTTTTTAAGCTATATGCCGAGTCGACATCTGGATCTGATACATCACCTATTGAGCTATCTAGAGCTGTGGTTAAATTTAACTTGAATGCGCTAAGATCGCTAACAGGGTCTATACTAGATATAGGTCACAGCTCATTTAAGTGTACATTAAAGCTAACCGATGTGTATGGTGGTCAAACTTGTCCTTCTAATTTTAAATTAATAGTATTTCCTCTTTCTAAGTCATTTGATGAGGGAATAGGAAGGGATATAGTTAGATTTGCAGATGTAGATTCATGTAATTGGTTGACATCATCAATTTCAAATTCAACAACGGCAGTTACATGGTCTCTGGGCGGTGCAAATCACCAGGGACTTTTAGGATCATCTAATATTGATATTATTTCTAGTGGAAATCTTAATGATGGAAGTGGAATAGTAAATTTGTGGAAGCAGCAGGTATTTTCAACAGGTGAGGAAGATCTATCTATTGATGTCACAACAATTGTTTCTGCAACATTAAAAAATATAATTCCTGATCACGGTTTTAGAATATCATACACAGGATCAGAAGAAACAGATACAGTAACAAGATTTGTTAAGAGGTTTGGTTCAACAAATGCATCGAATCCGAATTTAAGACCGCAGCTAATTGTAGAATATAATGATGCCACACAGGATCATCATAGATCATTTTATTTCAATATAAGCGGATCTTTATTTTTGAATAATTTTCATAGAGGGGTGTTTGCAAATATACTTTCCGGAGCTTCTGCGACAAAAATCACTGGTGATAATTCTCTAATTCTAAGATTAACGTCTGGATCTACTGGGAGAAATACATTTTTCCAAAAGATAATAACAGCGTCACAGCATAGTGTTGGAAACAACTCTATTACTGGAGTTTATTCTGCATCATTTGCTGTATCTCAATTTTCTGCTTCTAATTCTGGAGAAACTAGACAGTCCACAAGGCCTCTGGAAAAAGAGATTAAAAATGCAGGCTCGGCAACATTCACTGAGATATGGGAGTCTCTTGATGGTACAGTTGCATTTTTGACATCAAGCTTTGTCGTAAATAGTGTTCAAAGATCTTCATTTTCTAATCAGCCAAAGAGATTACTGGCAAGCATTACAAACTTACAATCAGAATATTCTAAAGACAGTAAAATAAAAATAAGAGTTTTTGTAGAAGATGTTGATAGGCCCATTAAGTACAAAAAAGTTCCATTTGTAAATGATGGAGAGATTTTTACTTCGATGTATTACAGAGTTATCGACTCTATGTCTGGAGATGTTGTTATTCCATATGGCCTAAGTGGAAGCACACTTTTATCTACAGATTCAGATGGAATGTATTTTAACTTTTATGTTGATTCATTACACAAGGGAAGATCTTATAAATTTGAATTTTTGGTAAAAGATATGGGAGTTGATCAATATTTCGATAACGTTGCGTCCTCTTTTAGTGTGATTTAAATGGCAAGAGATATTCAAAGACATAAAAGACCAAAACTTTTTAGTCCAGCTGTAACTAGGCAGGAGCAAAAGCTTGCAGTAAGTGATCCAGTTTCATTATCACGGCTATCAGACACAAATGTCTTGAGCACATCTTCATTTAGATACGATCAACCAGGAACTGGGCTAAAGTCAACACAGGAGCTTCCAGTCGAGTGGTCCAAATTTGAAAAGCATACATTTTTTAATTCTGCACAGTCTAAGTTAAATATAGCATTTGATAGAGTTGTTAATCACTACCCGTTTCAAGGAACAGAGAAGCAAGTTGAGGCATTCGAAGATTCTCTTACGGGATATGAAAAATATATTTTAGATATATTTCCTAAAAATAATGGATATCTATTTTTCTCCGGAACATCAAAAAGTGAAAATCCTGAGGGCGGGTTTAGTGAAAAGCTTGGGACATATATTTCTGTTATAGACAGTGCTGGGTCCCAATTTCCCCTATTTTCAAAAAATATAACAGGAAATGCTGTAATAAATCCTGGTACAAAGTCAGTTAGTTTAGAAATGCAGCTATTTATTCCCAGTAAATTAAATGATAATCAAATAGTATGTCAAAAAAGAGTTGAAAATAATCATGCAATAACTCTTGCAGTATCTGAATCACAGTCATCACGTAATTGTAAGTTAATTTTTTCTGTTAATTCTGGCTCTGCTATGCTCTTTACAAGTGCATCAATTGAAAAGGGAAAGTTTAACCATGTTTGTGCTACGTTTGATAGAAGGTCAGGAGTAAATGGATTAAAACTATACTTAAGTGAATCACTTGTATCATCATCATCTTCAACCTATGAAATGGGAAGCCTATCTACAAATAACACCAGGTTCATAATAGGTTCAGGATCTTCATTTAGTGTAACAAAAGGCAAGCTTCCTGCGACAGATACAGGAGACATAGATGTATTTACTCCAGTTCAAACTCTTTCAGGAGCCCTGGATGATTTTAGATTTTTTCATGATATAAGAACACTTGATCAGCAAAAACAGTATGGAAATAGATCAATTTATGCATCTAAGGATTTAAAGCTATATTTTAAGTTCAATGAACCAACTGGATCATTTAATGTTGATAATGTTGTTCTTGATAGTTCTGGAAATTCTCTTCATACAAGAATTTCAAATTTTAAGTATAGCTTAAGAAATACAGGATCAGTTTCTGGACCTATGACTGCTGAAGATATTAATAGATGTCCTATTCTATTTCCATCATATAAATCAGTTAAAAGTTTAAATGTTCATCTTTTGGCTTCTGCAAGTAATTATGATAATAATAATCCGAATCTGGTAACTAAATTGATACCAATTCATTATCTTTTAGAGGGAGAATGGGAGCAGGGACTATCATCACTTCATGGACAAATGAATGATGCATATACGGGCGCATCTATTCCAGGTTCTGGTAAGATCGGATCTGCACAATATTTGACGGCATTTTTATTGGTGTGGGCTAAGTTCTTTGATGAGATGAAGCTTTTTATAGATTATTTTTCTAATGTAACAAGTATAGACTATGACTCGGTTAATTCTGCACCTGATAAATTTCTTCCATTTATAGCCAGCTACTATGGATTCACTTTACCATCAATATTTTCAAATACAAATCCGTTACAATTTATAAGGGGTGAGAATATTAAAGATTCCTATTCTAGATCTGTTCATTCATTGTCCTATGTGCAAAATCAGATTTGGAGAAGAATTCTTATAAATTTGAATGAAATAGTCTTATCCAAGGGGACAGTTTATAGTATCAAGTCTCTTATAAGAGCGGCAGGAATAGATCCTGACGGAATTCTTACAGTAAGAGAGTATGGAGGTCCCACAAAAAGAACTCTTAATAATAGCAGACAATCAAGAACAGAAGTAGCTTCTATTCTAAGCTTTTCTGGAAGCCTAGCCAATATGCCGAAAGGAACATTATCTCCCCAGGGATTTTCTAATAATTATCCGCATATAATATCTCCGTTTTTATCATCTTCAAGAATAGAAGTGGGTTATCCTAAAATCGCAGGATCATTTGTAAAGAAGAAAGAATACTATCCACATGGAATATCAAATAATAAATCTGATGGACTTCACACCTCAGGATCCTGGACATACGAGGGAATTTATAAATTTAAAAGTTTAAGAACAGGATCTTATGGTACATTTCAAAGCGGAGCCAGAATTCACGTGTCAGGATCCGGCGCACCCTCATCTACACACTCAGTTTTAGCTAATTTAGTGATATACTCAGGATCACAGAACAGTATTACTTCGAGTGGCTCTGAGTTAAGGTTGTATGTCAGACCTTCAATTTCTACTACAAACGAGCCTGTTTTAAAGCTAGCCTTAACGGGTGTTCATATTTTTGATGGAAATCTTTGGAATGTATCATTTGGAAGACAGCGTTCAGATGAGCCCATTACAAATTCAACGGGATCTTATTTTGAAGGAACTGTAGGAGTAGTATCATCATCTTATTTCTTACGTTGTGCAAGATCATCTTTTGGTGAAATAAAGGAGATTTTTAATACATCAAAATACTTTAAGGAAACAAGTGACGGAAATTCATCTAATGATATGTTCCAGTCTATAAATAGCACGTATAATACATCTGGGGCATTTACTGTGATCGGATCACAAAGCCTTAATAGCACCCCTCAGTACTTTTTAAATGACTCATCTTTGTCAAACATTCACAGAGAGGTTAATTTTGAAGGAGATGTTTCTCAAATGAGATTTTGGTCAAAAGCTCTAGACCTCAATGAATGGAGTGAGCATGTTAGAAGTTTTAAGTCTTTAGGAGTTAAGGATCCTCTAGTAAATTTCAACTTTGAAACATATCAGACAGGATCATTTCAAAAAATTAGATTTGACGTATCAACTGATCAAAAAAATACTGACACAGATGCTAATGGAAACATTATATTAAGTGATTTTTCTCAAAATAATCTTAATATAACTGGATCAGGATTTGAATCATCTAAGTCTGTTATAAAGCCAGAAACATTCTATTATAGTATATTTTCACCTAGCTTTGATGTCGCTCAAACTGATAATAAGGTTAGGATAAGAAGCTACCAAGATCCCAAATATTTTAAAGATAGAGATTATGCATCAACAGCTCCAGTATATGAGGTTCCTAGAAGCGAAGAACCAGATGATGATACAAGATTCACAGTAGAGTATTCGTCTGTTAGAGCTTTAAATGAAGATATAATGAGGCTTTTTGGCGATTTAAATTTCTTTGATGATGCTCTAGGTCGACCCAATCTTTTATTTGATGAATTCTATCCGGATCTTGATCAATTGAGAAAAATATATTTTAAGAGATTGACAGGAAAACTAGACATTCAAGTTTTCTTCAGTATGTTTAAATGGTTTGATACAGCATTAGGATCGCTTATAGAGCAGCTTGTTCCCAAAAAAGCTAAATTTCTTGGAGTTAATTTTGTTGTTGAGTCGCATGTTTTAGAGAGAAATAGATTTAGATATCTATTTGATGAGATTTACTTATTGGCGCTTGAGAGAAATACTGATAGAGGGAATTTATTTCTCTCTCAGGTTGTTGGAACAATGAAGAAATATTAAGATAAGGATGAAAATATGTCAATAGCACCATTCAAAGATGTTCCTAGAGTTGATGTTGGTCAAAGTGTGACTGTTACGCCCGTTACAGGCGGAATGGACACTTCTGCAACTGCACACTTAAGACAGGGTGTGAGTGTTAGAAATATGTCTGACTATGGTCAGACAATATATCCAATTTTATCCAATAAAGGCCCACAGCCAAATGGAACATTTGATCACACAATGGATAATACTACTTCATTTGGAACAGTAAGACTTTTTAATATAGTTGCAGAGGCAGGATATTTTAATGGAAGATTTCAACCTTTTGATGACATCGTAGGTAGTTTTAATCCCGTTCAGTTTATTAAAGATCCAGGAACACAGCAGTATCCAGTTGTCTGGTGGGGGGATACATTTTTAGATCCTGGTATGTTTAACGGAATAATTGAGCCACTTGCAATAAGACACAAGATGAGCAATGTTAGCAATGATGGGCCGTTTCCAGCTCATGATATCAGGGCATCAATTAGTCCTGAATCAGGGCCAATGATAACAGGTAGATGCACTTTTATAAAGCAAAAAGAGTGCTTCGAACCACAAGACGCTATTTCACCGTTTGAGGATTCACAGGATACATTTTATAGACCAACAGGTGTAGATGGAAGACCAGTAACGCTACTTGGCTATGATGATCCTGAGGAAAGGACCATCAGGCCCTTTGATGAGTCAACTGCAGATGTAAATCCTACTGAATTTTCAACTTTAGATGATTCGTTTAATGATTTGGGTCCATATGGAAAATATTGTAGATCGTCTGAATCAGGATTTGTATATCGTCTTGGAGATTATAATGTACAGGCTGGAACAGGAAATAGAAGGGTCAATGGAACTGATTCTCTGGCTTTTGGAGGGCTAATTAAGTAATGGCTAGAAGAAGAAGATCTCAGTTTTTTAATCCGTCTAATAACTCAGTTTCATATGAGGGTCCTACAAATGTTCTCCAGTCTGTTGCTACTCCTGGAAATATAGCTCTCGGAGAGAANAGATACACAGCGAGTGACTCACTTATTGGATTCTGGAGATTTGACACAGACGTCTCTAAGAAGGGAGACAGCATTGATCTTTCTAATAGCAGAAATGATGCAACTTATGCGCTAGATGCAGATAGACCTGTGTTCATGGGCATAACACCATCTTATCATGTTCAGAGTGCAGCTAATATGTGGAATGGCTCTGACACAATGGCTCTTGCTGGATCATCTGAGTTTTGGAATAAACAGGTAGGGCCCGGTGATAAATCAGGATTGGGTGTGGCTGATCCTAACTGTTTCACATTTGCTGCATGGATAAGATACTCAGGCTCAGGTGAAGGGACATATCCACGAATATTCGAGATTGGAAATGATGATTTATTTGTAAATTTTGATAATAACAATTATCTTACTTTTACTAGAAGCTTTTCTGCACAGGCGGGAATATGGAGAAACGGGACATCATTTGAGGATAATAGGTGGTATCACATCGGGATATCATATGACGCTAGATCAATCTATAACAACCCTATATTTTATATAGACGGTGTGAAGCAGGCGTTGATCTCAGAGACACTGACTCCCGATGGCAATGCTATGCCAATAGAAGACTACGGGCTGCAGATCGGAAACAGGTATGCACAAGATAGGACCTGGCATGGCAATATAGCCTCAATAGGCTTTTGGAATGAGGTCATAGATCAGACAAGCATAGAATCCATGTATGCAGCTAGGTTTGGGTCATATGAGGATATGTCTGGGTACATCAGCCTTCCAGCTAGAGTAAGGCTTAGAGAGTGGGATAATATGACAGGATCTTATCCCACAGTTCTTAGGACTACGGGAATAAAGAAGCCTCCATTTAAGAATTACTTTGATGACGAGAGAGCGATAGTATATAAGGATACACTCAATGCTGTATATCCATTTCTTCTTAATGTTAGTGATTTTGTAAAGTATGGCAGCAACTGGCAAGCAAGACCGTCAGGTATCGTTGCAACAATCGGAGCCGACTCCAGTGTTGGACAATCAGACGGTATCAATACGACTGGAAGTGTAAGACCGTTTGTTTCTGACCAGTGGCTCAAGCCATCTGTATATCAGGAGGGTGAAATCACTCCTTTTGATGAGAGCAGGGTGTATCTTGATTATTCATCTCAGTTCTACTTGACAGGTACAGCAAATAATGTCACACCTGGTTTTTCATCTGGTCTTGGAAGCAAGCTTAACATTAAGATTTCTCTAAACACAACAGATGAAAAGAAGATGACCAGGTGGTGTACGAATGGATATTCCCCCGATGAAATCACTAGCTTTGGAGGAGTTGACCGTAACTCTGGATTTTACTATTTTAATTTTGATAATCAGGTGTGGGAGGATATAGGGCTCAATGATCCCGTAACAGAGGTGGAATACGGGACAACATTTTTCTATGTGGGAACGGGAGCTTCTTCTGCGGAATNNCCTGCACTTCCTGACCACACAGTTAGAGCACACAGTGGGTATTACGCTGATGACACCGGGCANGATGCAGAAAGGTGGCAACCCTTAAAGTCCTATCAGTTCCGTATGTCACCGCATACTGGGCATAGAGCATCAGTGTTTTCACAGCTAAAAGATGATTTTGGATATGGTTCTATAGGAGCGGNAACAATGGCTGGAGCAGCTCCATATGCTCCCAACTATCATGCCACCGGCAGTCAGGTCATAAAGATGTCAGACTATATATCTCACCCAATTGCTTTGGAGAAGGCAGTCCTTAGGATGCCCGTTAGAGCTCAGATGAGATTTGGCAATGCTCACAGAGATATATCAGGAGATGAAGACGCAGCTGTAAAGCTCGGCGGCGGCGCTCCAGACGGAGCGAAGCCGTATGGATCAACAAGAGACTTTGATAACTATACGTTCTTTGTCTATAGACAGGCAAGACCCGGAGCTTACACTAGAGACAGTATACATGATGTTTCTGGAAGCAAAAGATATCTCGTAATGAGCGGTTGTGCGACATTTTATAATGCAGATGCATTTAATTCTAATATCATAACTACTCTTTCAAGTAGCGCTCTTCCTCATAACCCAAACTTTGCTCATAACTTTTCTATAAACCCTAGTGCATCTTTTTCACCCGGATTAGTCGGAAACTATACTGGATCATTAGTCATAGAGATGACGCCTGCTGTTCCCGCTGGGGGGAAATGGGGCTCCACAAGATTTGCTTTAAGAAGCCCTTCCGCCGTTGGAGACTACGGAGAAAATATAACCAAGACTCCGACAATATCTGTGCAAGATTTTTGGGCAGGTGGAACAACATCTCCAAATCTTTTTCTATCTGGAGTGGTCCCAGTAATAGGAGCACCTGATACTAATGAGTATTCTGTTGGAATGGGAAATCTTTTAACCGGATATTTTCATCGTTATGATCCTGCACTGCCCACTGGTCCTGCTGTAAACACTGCCCTTATAGCTGGGACCTCTCTAGATATACCGATGCCAGAAGGAACGAGGCCATTAGTGGGATTTCCCGGTAGAAGCCAATTTGTAAATTTTAAGCAGGATGTAATTACAAAGGGATGGCTGGAGGACCCCGAGGGCTCTCCCTTTGTCGGACCCATCGCTCCCACATTTACAACAAATGCAACAAGTCATTTGTCTCCCTATATTTTGCTTCCTGAGGATGAGCTAGTGATAGGCGTTGATGTAGGAGTTTCAACAACTGTTACAAGCGGAACATATAGTGGTGGCTCCTCTGAAGATGACTTCTACGGTAGAGACGATCCTGAGCTATTAGGTCAAACAAGGTTTTCTGCACAGAATATCATATCTGGTTCACATATGATAATTGAGTCAGGTGAATCATCTCTTACTTTGTTTGGATCTCTTGTTAGGCTAGGTGTGGAGAAGTTGCCTGAGAGCGGTCAACCCTTGACATCAGATGCTATTCACGAGGCGATTCACTATGATAATCCAGTTGTTGATCAATTTGAGATAAACGCTAGATCTGACTACCTTAGCGCATATATAGATGAGTTAATAACAGGAAGCATAAAGGTAAATGATGGGCTATCAGGGGCAGGCGTCAGAGGCGTCGCTGGAAGCTATTCTCTCGGAACAGCAGATAACACAGCTGGTGCTCTTCTTAGAGCAGTAAGAATGCGGTGCACAGACGAAACATTCTTTGACTCTTTGATGCCAGATATACGTGATTTTGGTAGAAGGTCAGGATTTACAGTAGGGACTGATAAAAAACAAAACCTTGAGCTAGTGGGAGCCTCTATTGTTCTTAGAGGAATAAGACGAAGGGCAGATCCATTCCAGACAAGTGAAAAAAGATCACAGACCCAGCAATATTCTTTATACCAGGATAATTTTAGCGATCAAGGCGGAACGTTTATATCATCTATTAGATCAAATGAGAATACAACTAGAGACATAATGTTTGGTGTGGGGTGGAAATATACAATATCAGATGGAACTATCCTAAAAGAGTCTCATTACCAGACCGGATCAGCAAAGGGATTCCTATACGGAATAATGAATACAAGAAAACTAAATTCATCAGCTGTGTTTAGATACGATAGATACGGCCAGTATAGAGATATGCTTGAGCAGAGAATGGATGGAAAATATATGACAATATCTAGTCCACCGGAGGAGAGTGAATCTAGTGTGAATGTTAAGTTTGTTAGCTCTGAAGATGGAACAACACCGGTTTCTCCGAACACCACAGACTCTATAAACCTAAGTACTGAGTGTACATCATCTGTTCCATTTAGAGAGGCTATTGGTGTTAAGGTTCTTGCTGGAATAGTTAGGCTAAAATACGACAAGATAGATAAACTCCCTGGCAAACAACAATCAGGTACCCGCACATTCACAGCCAGGAAACCTGCAAGCCGACTGTGGTGATCTATGTCAGATTTTAAACTTCAGCACGGCGGGTTCGCATTATCAGACTGGAAAAGGGCTGATAGTGCACAAATTAGAGACCCTGCAACTGATGAAGTAAGAAAGACAATATTTCCAACTGAAATACAGATTGGATACGAAGATAACGGACCTCTAGAGAGCGATCTTCGTGCAAATCTTGTCATGCATGGAACACTATTTGTCTCTCAGAGCTCTAGGCCCGGAGTTATAGCCCAGCTTGGAAAAGATATTAAGATATTTCATGCGACCAGCGGAGAAGTGGGCACAGTAAGCAATATTGGATTTGGAAATTCTTCAGATGCCAGTGGGGGACAATTTGGAGTTAGAAGCTTTGGCGGAACTATGCAGTTTAGAGATATAGCTGATGCAGATTGGACAAATTTAAGCTCTGCAGGAGGGTCATCTGAGTGGAGTGAAACAGTTGTCGGTGGGCATATCTATCCAAAGAGCAATAATGGCGTGATACTTGGAGACAAAACCACAGCAAAGGCAGCGATATTACTACAGTGGTCAGGTCAGGCAACATTTAATGATCAGAATAACACTGTGGACTTTAGAGTCGAGTCAAATGCTCTTCAATCAGCTATTTTTGTAGACGGAACAAATAACGCCGTAATGCTTGCAGAGACCTCAGATGCACCGTCGCTACCAGGTGTTGACACAAACCTCTCTGTTGCAGGAACAGTGGCATCAAGGGGAACATCAACAAGAGGCACTAGTGTATTTGGAGGAGATGTAGCTGTAAGCGGATCCTTAAATATTCATAATTCTGTAACATTTCATGAAGAATGGGATAACGGAAATTCTGGAGCCACAGCGACAATACCATGGTTAACACAGAAACAAAAGATAACACTAACATCTGCAACAGTAACACTAACATTTACAGCACCCGTGGGTGTTGGAAACTTTTTATTAAAGGTTGTTCAAGACGCATCCGGAAGTCGAACAGTCACATGGCCGGCAGCCGTATTATGGCCTGGAGGATCAGCACCAACCCTATCCACCGCCGCAAGTTCAGTCGACATCGTTAGTTTTTACTATGATGGTTCAAATTATTATGGTGTAGCATCACTAGCATTTGCGTAAGGCTAACATATGGCATCAATATTTAGAGCAACAACCTACTATATAGAGAAATTTTCCAATAACGGTGATCAGTTTGGGGGCCAGACATATGATCTTGAGCTCACACAGGATCTAGTTGCTAACTATTTTGTGTTGATATCTGGTGTTGGAAGCGGAACAGGTACACGACCTAGAGACCAGATGGTAAGGGTAGAAGATGATCCATTTGGAACTGGAGACCTTGGAACATCAGGATCTTCAGATGTGATAACACTTAGAAGACAAGATTCAGACGGGTATTGGGTCGGAAATATAACGGTCATAGAGTGTCTAGAGCCAAATGACCCTAACGGGTTTAAGCTGGCCGATGTGAAAGCTGCCGAATTTGCNGATGATGAGTATTCAGCCACATTTACTGCAACAACAGAGTGGACAAATGTTAATCAAGTGGTTCCATTTGGAGGTCTTTACGGGGGAGGTGTTTCTACACCGACTTCGTATACAGGAAGAGCAAATTCTGTATTTGCAAAGATAGTGCTATCTAGTACAGATACATACACACTTACAAGGCTACAGGTAGATCCTGTAGAGCTTATAGATGTGGCAACTTTTACAATCTACGCTGTTGAGTGGGGAAGTAATTGGACAATTCAAAAGTCTGATCTANCAGCCACGCTTACATCAGAGNCATCAACAAGCACANCTATCACAACAATCGATGATGAAAAGTCCTGGGTATGGCAAAATGGATTTTCAGGTCCAACCTTTGGAGCTGGTGATGGTCCGATAGGTATAAATCTTTGGATGAATACTGATGGTGATACCATATATAACGAATTTTGGGGGTCGACAGCGACTCCAGCAACTACACTTGATGTCGAAATGAGACGGTATATAATGACACACGATTCTCTTGTTGTTGATCACGACTCTCAAAGTAGCGGAGCATCTGGCGATGCAATAGATACATACGCAGTATCATCACCCATAGAGACAGAGACTAGGGGATATACTGGGCAGGGGGCGGCGGGTGCCAAGGCTGGAAATCAATATACGCTAGGGTCTAGGTTTGGATTCCAGTGGCACGATACAAATGGCCTGGGATTCACAGCGATAAAGGCTGGTGTGTGGTATGCCAGGCACACTGCCGACACCACACTTACAGTAGAGAGGTTCCAAAGCGGTCAAGAGTGGAATGGAAGAGCACAAAGCATTGATATGGGAAATATAGCAGAGGATGCGGGACAAGAAGGTGGCTCTATTTTCTTTGGATCAAACTTTTAGGTGTTG